TTGGGTTCATGATAATATTTACATTACCAGTATAATATCCAAGCAATTCTTTAAGGGAACAAAGTTCATTAGTATTCTTATAGAACACATCATGGTTTCCTGGAATAATATCCATATGTAAACCATTAAGTTTCAGTTTATCAAGGAAGTGTTTTCTATTAGCATTGAGTGCTTTAAAGTTGATGTACTTCCTGTGTTCGTAATAGTCACCAAGATGTAATATCTGTGTAATATTATTTTCCTTTAGGTAAGGAAAAAATACTTCAGAGTAGAACCTTTCTTGATAATTTATAAAAATATCCGAAGAGTTCCTGACTCCCGCATGTGTATCGTTTAATATTGCTACTTTCATATATCATCCATAAAGAATTCAAGTGCCTTTGTTTTTACTTCTTTCTCTTTGATTAGTTCCTTTACTTTTTCATCTTTATCTTTTACAAGAGTGATTCTTTCTTTTAGTTGTTCTACAAAGGAAACTTCAGAGTTCATATCTAATGCTTCGACTTCAGTTACATAGGAAACAAGGTCATTTATATCAATATTATCAATCCATTTGTATTTAATATCTTGCTGTTTCTTTTCTTTAGCAAGTCTTCTTAGGAAAGCATAGAAGCATATCTGTGTGAAATAAGAGAATGCGTTAGGTAATCCAGTTCTAGTCGCTGTTTCAATATTATAGTTCATGATAGCACGTAAACAGTTTTCAACACCGTCCATCACCATTTCATCTCTATAGGTGTATCGAATAAAGTTTGATTTGTGACTTAGACCTTCAGATATTTTTAGGAATGACATAGCAATGTAGTCAGTCACTACAGGGATTGGTTGATCATCTTCGGTTGCTTTGTTAACAGACCTCACATAATCAACAACCGCATTACTAAATATTTTATTGTTTACGTAGTGTGGTTTATCTTGTGGTTTCATTGAGCATACTCTCCTTTACTTTTAATAATATAATTATTATACTACATTTTCATAGAAAAGTAAAGGGTTATTTTATATTGGGGAGGGGCTTGACATTTATGATAAAATGTAGTATAATAAATCTGTCACCGGGGAAAATTGGGATAGGGTTATTAATGTAGTGTAGAGGTAAAAGGCATTTCATTTACTAATAGTTCATCTATTGATGTTTCTTCATTGTGTGTTTCAGAAGCATTTATATATTCATCCCGTATATCATCAGTAACATAAGTAAAAGCAACAATATTGGATACTAATACTAATACTTCACCATCAACACCAAGTGGCATAAAAGGACTAAAAGTGTAACCATATATATCTTCTTTCTTTATGATATGCAATTGTAATGGTGATGAAAGAACCATTACACCTCCTTCTGTTACTTCAAGTACCAAAGAGATAACTTCTTCACCAGTCACCAATTTAATATGCCTTATATCAACTTCTAATTCACTCATATGGAAACCTCATATATTTTGTATTTGAACTTCTCTCTAGTATATATTTTGATTCTTTCACTGGCATGTAGCAAAGTAAAATTCTTATTCTTTCTATAATGCAAATCATCAGCAATATCGAACAATCGGGTTTCTCGACCATCATCAGATTTTCTTAGACCACGACCAATAGATTGTAGCACTTTAATCTGTGATTTAGAAGGAGAAGCAAAGATGATATTATGTAAGTTCTTTATATTGATACCAGTAGAGAACGTTCCAAGTGAAGCAACAATAATAGCATTCTTTTCAGTTTCTACAATAGTTCTAGTTTGTTCTCTAGTTTCGACATCAGTACCACCCGATACAAAGAATACTTTTCTTCTTGTATGTGCTAAACTCTTAATAATATCATACAAAGGTTTACCATGTTTCTCGACATATTGGTATAAAACTAAAGTATTACCATCTTGATCTAATGCTAATTTAGAGATGAATTGATTTCTTCGTTCATGTCTAACAATATAATCTACTTCTTCTGGATACTTTGCTTTATTAACTAACTTGCATTCCACTTCTGGATATTTCAATAATAATACAGAGATATCTAATTGAGCAAGTGAACCAGAATCCATTAATTTTTTAGTAGTAGTCACATAATAAGCAGGACCGAAACCACCTTCTAATACAAGTTTATGAGTTGTTGTACCATCCAGAGTACCAGTAGTACCAAAACGATATTCCGCTTCTTTACATTTAGTAAGAATAGAAGTTAAAGATTTTGCTTTAAAGTTATGTGCTTCATCACCAAGCACCATGCCATAAGGTTCAAACCATTGTCCATGTAATTTATAAACAGATTGCCAAGTTGATAAAGTTACTCTCTGATCAAATATCTTTGCTTTACCTGAATAGATTTTATGACACATAGATTCCGCATCAAAGTTATCATCATACTGTGAATAATCCTCAAAATCTTTATATAACTGTTCCACTAGAGAAGTGGTTGGTACAATTATTAGTATTTTCTTTGAGTGGTTAGCAAGGTAATAACGTAATAAGATATAGATTATTAGAGATTTACCAGATGCTGTTGGTGATATTAGTAGTGCTTTTTTATTACAAAGACCATGATGTATTGCTTCTAATTGATAATCTCTTGGAACAATTTCTTTGCCACCTGAGGATAATGTTAGAGATGATATAAAGTTCATATCAATAACAGGTTTAGAATCAGGGATACCGTAGTAGTTACAGTGTTCCAATTCTATTACATAATCTCTACCAGGAGTACTAGCGAATTCTTTTACATATTGGAATAGTCCAGAGGGTAGTTCATGAGATCTAATATCGAATAATCGAATCTTACCATCCCACATTTTATTCTTATATGCGGGTATGAACTTATAACCAGGAACGTAGAATGTGAAAAAGTCACATAGTTCCTGAGCGATGCCGTAATCGCACTCTATCTGTAGGAATGCATGATTTTTATTACGAATTTTAATGATTTCCATTACTTCACCTTGATTATATATTAAGCACCAGATTCAAATCTACGAAAATCGAGGGCATTCTTAATTGTTGAATGTCTCCATTTAACATTATTAATAATTTCTTCGAGTGTATCTAAAACAGTTTTTAGTTCGAACAATTGAAGTTGCATTGTTTGAATGTCTACATCGGAGTCGTAGTATTTATCCATATCACCTTTAAGGATTTTCAGACCATTTAGTGCATCATACCCCCAACCAAGATCATCCATTTGTGATCTTGACAATTTACCATTATACCATAAGAATTTATGTTTAAGTAGTGTTTTATATTTGAGGTCTAATTTCTTGTGTTGTAGTTTAACAATAGCATAAAGTTGAAGATATTTGGAATGAAGTTTAGGTGTTTCAAGTGAAGCATCATCTAATTTCAGTCTATCTATTTGACAATCTTTGTTCCACAATTCAAGTATATTTTCTAGTTGTAACATAATAAAACCTCCATCATAATAAAAGAATATCTATAAGAATTTAAAATACGAATAATCGAAAGACACTGTTGCGGTTAAGTATTCTACATCAGTTTGTGTAATATCGAATGGTAATGATCCAAGGGATGTTGGAAAGGCATCGATAAATTGAATTTGTTTAATAACATTATTAGAAGATGATAGAACTAATAGAGTAAGATCTCTAGATTTCTTTACAGATCTACTATCTTGTTCTGATACTAGACCAAACAACCAATCATGTATTTCTTGATAGTTAGAGAGTTCTTCATCTATTAAAAAAGTCAAAGTCAAAGGACTATAGACAACTTTACCACCAGACATACTTATATCTCTAAGTGGTGTACTAAATGTTTGTGATGTGACTGACAATTCAGGTAGTTCGACTTGCTGAACCATAAATTGTGCATTAGGATATTTGAGTGAATCAATAGTAAGTCTAAACCCTGTTGGATTTAATAAAGATAAATCTTCACTAAGAATAGATGTTCTTTCGTTTTTGAAATTAACATTAAGGTCGTATGGCATAATAAATCTCTACATTGATAATATAGTAGTATTTATAAGACAAAAAAAAGGGGACAATTAAGTCCCCTTTTAACTTACATCCTTGTAAATTTCAAACTATACTAAGATATTTGCAACAGCAAAGATACGGTAGTATTGGTTAGCACGGTTAGTACCAGTTTCGCTTGCACTTGCACCAGTAGCATATGGGTTAGCAACCATACCGTAACGAGTTTTGAATCCGATACGAGGTTGAAAGTCATTTTCGCCAACAGCACGAACCATAGTTAAAGGAACATATGGTGCATAGAACATACCAGCATCATAAGGGTTAGTACCACGGTAACCGACAGTTACGTAGTCTTGAGTTGCATAAGGATCGATATAAACTTTCATACTACCATTAAGAACACCAGCAAATGTAGAACCAGTATCATCAACATTCAATTTTGCAGAAAGTGCAGGAGTATAATCTAACATACCAGCAGCAGTTAAAGCAGAAGCAACATCAGAAGAACAGATAATGAAATTACCTTTTCCACGTCTTGTATCTTTAGCGATAGCATTTGCTTCACGTTCAATTTGAATGATAAGACCTTTGAATTTCTCAACAGACCAACGACCATCAGCATCAGTAGAAACATCAAAAGTACCAGCAGAAGCAACATTACTAGACTGTGCTCCTAATTTTGCTTTAACGTTGATAGTTCTAATAACTTCTCTATTGATCTCTGCAAGAATTTCAGCAGATAAGATGTTAGCAAGTTCAGTTTCAGCATCTAATCCATGAACTGCTTTAAGATCTTGTGCTAATTCCATTGTGTAGTTAGCTTTCAATGCACGAGTTTTAGCAGTAACAGAAGTTTTCTCAATTGAGAAAGCCATTTCGCCAAATGCTGCACCAGTGTTTCCTAATGCTTCAGATTGAGCAGTAGTCATACCAGAACCGATTGCAAATGAATCTTCGATAGTATCAGCAGGAGTAGTATCTACACCAGCACCAACTAAAGAACTAGAATCACCACCGTGAGTACCAGCACCAGAGAAAGCAGTATTTGCTTCATCTTGAAGTGCTTCTGTTCCACCTTGAGTAGAATAGTTAGATTTCATAGCGAAGATAAGACCAGTTGGTCCTGTCATTGGTTGAACACCAGCAACATCATACGCCATAAGGTTAGGCATAGAACGTCTAACTAAAGAGATCAGAACTGGATCCCAGTTAGCCATTGGAGCAGCACCAGCATTAGTAGCGTTAGCAGCAGTTTCATTAATGAAACCCATTGCAGAACGTTCTTCTGTCATTGCTTTTTCTTGGTTTTCTAATAATACAGCAGTTACCGATTTACGGTATGTATCTGTAATTTCAGGAATTGCAGCGTGTTCTAAAATTGGCTGCCATTTACTTTGTACGGTTTCTGAATTAAACATTTTTGAATCTCCTAGGGTTTGTTGTTATTTAAGTGTTTTAGAAAGTACTGAAGAGTACTTTTCCATTGAAGATGATAGTTGTACTGATTCAGCAAGACTTCCATTTTCCATTTCAGCTTTTTCAACATCGAAATCGCTTAGTTTGTCAGAAAAATAAGATTCTTTGACAGTAAAAACTTTCTTAATAAAAGTTTTCTCGTCTTCGAACTCAAGATCTTCTACAAGACCTTTTAATTTCTCTGATTGAGTACCTGCTAGATCTTTAGCAGCTTCATCAATAATCATTTCGCGTTTTAACAATTGAACAGATTCTGTCAATTTAATGTTATCGCCAACCATATTATTAACTTGCTCTTCTAAAGAAGTTACTTCTTCAACTAAATCATCAACCAGATCGACTTTAGATTCAGGAACATCAATATAATGTTCTGTAAATAAACCTTTCAATGATTGCATAAATGATTCAGAAATTTCAGTTCTGATACCAGCTTCAATTGCAAGTTTGTTATCTTCCATCCAAGATTCGACTACATAGTTCAAGTAACCATCTACTTTTTCTACAAGTCCTTCTTTGATAACTTCACTTTCTTCTTGAAGTTGAACAGCATACTCTTCTTCTAATCTTTCGATCTCTGAAGTGATTTTAGACTTAACAGCAGTTTCAAAGATTGTTCCAGCTTTCTCTTGGAACTCTTCAGAAAGAGTAGAATCTGCAATTACTAAAGCGTCAAGGTCGTCTTTAAAATCATAAGATTCTTTAACTTTACCCTTTTTCTTTTTCTCTACAACTACTTTTTCATCGTCTTCGTCTTCCTCATCAGATTCTTTTGATTCTTCCTCATCAGATTCTTCATCTTCGTCATCGATTTCGACTTTTTCGCCAAGAATAGATTCATAGGCTTTTGCTAATTTGGTTTTATCCAATTTAGACATTTCTTCGTAGATAGATGCTAATAACCCTGCTTTAGTAGCAGGTTTTTCTACAGCAACTTCCTCAACGATTTCCTCTGTCGTAACTTCAACGGTTTCAACAAGGATTTCATCTTGGAGTTCTACTTCAGTAATATCTTCAATAAGATCCAACTCTTCGTTTTTGGTCTTCTCAGACATAATAGATTCCTTTAATAATCTAGAGTTAAAGTTTTGAGAGGAAATCTTTCCACACCAACATCTGTGCTTCCGCTAGATGTTTTTTAGATGCTTTCTTGATTTCAGTCCCATATTTTTCAATATCTTGTTGCTTTAGTATACCATTATCCCAAATCCAATCGACACCTTCCATAATCCCATTAACAAAGGCTTCTGGTGCTGACGGATCTTGAACAATGTCAATAGTTGAAAGATGAAAATCATCTCCAACCATATTCACACCATTTCTAGTAACAAGACTTCCCATACCACGACTTGAAACACCTAGTTGGACACCACCTTCAACCAAACCCTTTACGATCTGACCCATAGGAGTATCTAATATAAGTGCTTTTCCATTAACATTATTACCATCCCAATTAAGTTCGGTAATCCTGTGTGAAACTTTATCTAAATTAATAGATGGACCATCCGGATGATTTAACTCACCAACCGCACGACCTTTTACAACTTGTTCTGTAACATATTTATCTACTGCTCTTTCCATGACTGGACGCGGATAAACTCTACCGTTACGGTTTTTAGATTCTGCTTGCATGAAGATACCTTCAATGACAACACTCTTCTTACCGTTCTTTTCTTCGGTTATATAGTCTAAATTAGATTCAAGATGTTCTGTAATAAGATACATTTTATTTCCTTTAAAGTTTCATTAAATCAATAAACTCAGATACTGAAGTTACAGCATCCTTTTCTGATTTAAAACTTGAATCTAATAATTCCCCATCAATACTAGCAGAGAATTTAGATCCGTTCTTATCAATAGTTATTTTATGTTTGCCTACAGTATAACTTTTAACAGATTCTTGAATATCAACAAACTCTCTTAGTTCTTTAAATGTCTTCATTGTCAGGTTCTCTGTTGTATACTGAATTGCCAAGTTCAACTTTACGAGTTTCAATGGCATCCATAATTCTGGATTTCATTGTACTATTAAACATATCAACAGTCTTTGTATTATCACCCACTGATATATTATCTATTAAATCTTTTATATTATTCATGTTTATTCCTATATTATTATATTTATAACATTTAATATTTCAAGATATTATATGTCATCTTCATCTGGAATATCACCCGATTTTCTTTCTTCATCGATTTCATCAGACATTTGTTTAATATCATCTTCTGATAACATTAAAACGTTTTTACGAATCCAATCTTTAGAATAATAATCACCAACATATTGATCAAGTTCGGTTAATAATCCAACTCGTTCTCTTATGATCTCATTTTCTTTAAGTTCTGAGAAATAAGAGTCTTTAATATAATCAACAACAATATTCTCTCTGAAATCATACCAATCACTCTCAGTAATAATACCCTTAAGTAATAATTGGGTTTTCAGTAAATCAAGTAATAACCAAGAAAACTTCTTGCGTAATCTATTAATAAACTTCTGAAACTTAACTTCATCCCTTGAAATTTCAGTTGATCTACCTAAACTAAAACCATTTTCTGATTCTAATCTATCTACTGGTACATTCAATGATTTATATAGTTTCTTTTGGAAGTATAGTATATCATCAATTTGTCCAAGGTTTTCGCCACCAGGAAGTGTAGTAATTTCAGTACCACGACCACCTTCTCTACGCGGTAACCAAAAATCTTCCAGCATAGACATATTCTTGCGATCATCTTTAATCTCACCAGTAGAAGCATCATACACCAATTTATTTCTATACTGGTTCATAATACCTTTCAGATATTCTTCTGCTTTACCTTTTGGCAAGTTACCAACATCAATATAAAATATACGTCTTTCTGGTGCTCTTGATAATCTATAAATTACAAGAGAATCTTCCATCATCCGTAATTGATTTACGGGTTTAATTGCTTTATGTAAATAACTTAATACAGTTTTCTTATTACCTTCTAGTAAACCAGAAGTAGTATATTGAACTGCATCAGATGAAATCTTTAAACCTTGATTAGATTTATTTAAACTTGTATCTTGATAAATGTAATATTCATCAACTGATTTGATAAGTTCTGCCCCTGTTACAGGATCTTTGACTTTATCAATCTCTTTTACTTTACGAATTCGTGTAGG